CGGTAATATCTAATTGATATTTAGATTTTAAATTTTTTGGAATAGGATCTTTACTTGGAACATTTAACTTTAATGGGTTCTGAGGTCTTCCATTAATATAAACCCTGTAGTCTAAATGGGGCCCTGTACTTAATCCCGTACTTCCTACTTCGCCAATTTTTTGACCTTGCTCAACATATTTTCCAACTTTAATTCCTTTTTCAAATTTAAGTAGATGTAAATATTTGGTTTCTATATTGCCAAAAGCATGTTTTATCTTTATCATGTTTCCAGCACCTCCGGATCTAGCTGCAAAGATAATTTTACCATCCCCTGTAGATACTACATCTGTTCCAGATGGAGCAGCATAATCTACTCCATAGTGTGGTCTATAAATTTTTTTAATTGGGTGAAGCCTACTATGAGAAAATTTTGATGATATTCTAACGTATTCTAATGGTGCAGAAAGTAGTGCTCTTTGCATACTTTCTCCATCTTCATCATAATAACTTTTATAAGCAAATATAGAGCATCTTTCAGCTTCATCCTCAGAAAAACATTCAGCTAATATTTTCTTAGCTTTTTTCTCTCCGACGCGAGGTATGCCAACTATATTATCTGTTGAATCTCCTGATAAAGTTTGTTCGTATAACTTTTGCCAAGCATCGTACTTAGTTATATTACTAAATTCAGATTTATTCCAATTATAATGTAAGCCTTCTATTTGTAATAAGTCTTTATCTATACTACAAATAATAGTTCCCTCCATTTCATTTTGGCAAATTCCTAAAGCATCGTCTGCTTCTAAACCATCAACAATATCGCAACTCCATTTATCTAAAAGATAATCTCCATTAGCGTCTTTACCATTTTCATGATACGCCATTGTCATAACAATAGTTGCCATTTGCTCAGCATCTTTTAAATTAATTACATGATCTTTTTCCCAATTTAATTCTTTTTTAAAGTGAGCTAAATAAGATTTCCATTCTTTAGGCATATGACCATTTTTTATAAATTCTTCTAATGTTGGTTCACTACCTAATGTAGCAGTTGCTTCTCCAGGCTTATCTGCTGTACCTCTAACTAATATAGATTTATTAGCTATATTAATTAATGCAGCTCTAATACCCCAAGAAGGATTTTCAAATACTTCTAGTTTAGAATTTTCAGCTGTATTAATTTTTCCATTCCATTTATTATTAGTTTTCCATAAAGCTAACCAATTGTTTGTTCTAAATGGAAATGGTAATTCTTTTTTATTGTAATTTTGTAAAGCCCAATCTTGAAAAGATAAATTAGCATTATACATTGTAATAGGAACATCAGAAGGAATTGTTAAAGCAGATTTACTGCTCCAACCTTTTTTCTCAATTTCTTCATATTTCTTTTGTTTAGAAGCTATTTCAAATACAGCTTTATTAATTTGATCTTCGTATTCAAAAACTTTACCATCTAAATCAGTAGCATTTAAAACCCAACCTATTGCTTTACTAACAGCGTTAATAGTTAATGAATCATTATCATTTAAAGATATACCCCACCATTTTAAATCCTCATTGTTTGCTGCTTCCATATTTTGTTTTTTCCATTTAGCAAAAGAAAATTGAGAATATGTTTTATGATTAATATCATCTGTCCATAAGTTTGATATAGAAGGTAATGTTGCTTCCCAGTTACCAGCATCTATTGAGAATTTAGTTAAATTTCTAAATGTTTCATAAATAAAATTTTCAACTCCATCTGATAATGGAACAAAATCTTTTATATTATTTGTTAATGCTGTTGCTTGTTCTATAGCTTTATGTTCTTTTAAATTTTCATAAGTAAAAGGAACACCATTATCTAATTTTACATTACTAGTATATAATCTATAATTAGTATTACCTGACAATTCATTTAAATCATACATAGCACCATCTACATCTCTAATTAATAATTTCATTTGAGGTAATCCATCTTCACCTGGCATATTTTCATTAATAGAAACTTGAATACCATCAGTAAATTTTCTATTTCTAATTATATATTTAGGTTCAAAATCTCCAAAGATTTGAATATATTCATCTTTGTTATTAATATACATATCTGTAATAATTTTTTCAGCATCAGCTGCCATTATAGTTTTAGCTGTTTTACTATTAACATCAAATATTTTTTCTACAGCAGGTGCCCAAGTAGTATTTGTAACTTTAATATTTTTAGAACTATTTTCTAAATTTTGTATTTTAGCTTCATTATTTTTATATTCATCAGAATCTTTAGATAAAGATAAATTTTTATATTTTAATTCACCTATTTCATTTGCTACTTCAAGTTTGTCTGCTTGAAGCCATTTGTTGGCATCATATGTAGTAGTATTAACTTCGTAATTTGCAAATTTAGCAATTGCTTTATTCATAGCAATCTCAGATAATTTTTCACCTTCTTTAGAATTTAAATTAATAGTTCCATCATTTAACATTAAGTATTGATGTTTCCATTCTTTAAATATTAACTGTCTTTTATCTTCTGATATATAAGTTTGCCCAACATATGGAGTTGCACCTCCTACCCATCCTGCAAAAGGAATCCAACTTAATTCAGTTCCAAACCATCCATTTTCAAGAATAGCTTTAATTCCGTCAGGAGCTTCTTCAAATGTTTTAACTCTATCTGCCCAATATTTTTTAATATGATCTTTATCTGATAATTTACCTGCAGAAGTAAATAAAAAATCACTTAATTGTAAATAAGATTCACTTACCCAATCTCTTTTAGTATTCCATTTATTTAATTTATTATACAAGACTTTATCAAACATATTATGTTCTCCGTCTTTTGTAATTGATGATTTTTCTGCATCACCTAATACAGGTTCTAAATTAATTTTTGGGCCTGTATTTAATTCAGCATCTAATATAGCTTCTCTTTTTTCATAAGATAAACTTCCATCTTTGCCATAAAATTTTTCTATAGCAATAGCTATTTCATTATTAGATCCACTTCTATTAATTCCTTTAGCATAAGCATATTCATAAAACTCATGTCCATCTAATTGAGAAAAATCAAATGAAGAATTAATGCTTTTAATGTAATTGTATATACCCATATTAAGTTTAATATCATCTATACCTTCTGGATTTTTAGGAGAAATATGTTTAAGATCAAAAAATCTAGCACTTAATTGTTCAGGAACTACATTAAATTTAGAAGTATAATTTAATAATTTACCCCATTTAGTATTTTGAGCTCTAACATCATTAATTGTTGCAACTAAATCTGATGGTTCTGTATTTTTAATATCTAAATTATCTATTAATCCTTTTAAAATAAATGCCTTATCTTTTTCATCTTTAGGTAAAATAGAACTTTTACCTTGAATAAGAGGTATTAAATATTTATCAACTAATTTTACATTGTATTCAAATTGTTTAAAAGTTTTTTGATTTCTTATACCTACAGTAGAAGGATGAGAATAAAAATATTTTTGTAATGAAGTTGGACTATTTATATCAAAGAATTTATTATTTAAACCCATATAAATATTGCTACCATTATTTAATGTAGTTACTTCTTGATTATCCCATGCTGTAGTTTTTAAACTAGTTTTATTATTATCTTCTGCATTAGCAGATAATTCATTATTTTTATTTACAATATATTTACTACTTAATGAAGTAGCGTGTTCTATAATCTCAGTTCTTAATTCTTTATTTTTAGTTAATTCATAAACATTAAGTGTCATTGATTGATTACCATTAACACCAAACATTTTTTCTAATCTTTCGTTTTGATATCCATTTTGATAATTAATATAATCATTTATATATCTGCCTTTTTCACCATCAGGCATTATTTCATAAATAGCTGATACTCTTTTCTTCTCTATATCAATTAAAATATTTTTAATTCTTTCATCATTATGCCCAGCTGTAAAAGCATTGTAACCTCTTTTATTCATATACAATAAAGTTTTTTCATAAGGGCCAATCATCAAACCTATTTCTTGTTCAATTAAACTATTAATTTTAGTTAAGGTAACTGCCGAATCTTCAGTTTCTAACGCTGGGTTAGAAGTAATTGCATTAATAGACATATCTAATTTATTCATTTTAATTTCAAGAGCTCTTTCAGAATCGTTCCAAGTATTTTGATCATCGTGTGTCCATTTCAAATTCATTATTTTTGAAACATAACTAGCTTGATGAGTTGCTGCTTCTTGCATTGCACCTGGTTGTAAAAATTTTGGCATACCTTCTAATTGAGTATTAATCCATTTGTCAGTAATTTGTTTAAAGTAATCTCCATCCATAGGATAATCTCTTTCTACTTCGTCAAATTTCTTTTTAAGATCTACTGTAAATTTAGAATAATGATGAGCTTGAGCTTGTTCAGCTTTAATTTTAGAAAAAAAGTCGAAAGTATTTGTAACGCTTTTTTCTGCATATGCTAAAGAAGAACTACCCATTGATTTATCAGCTTTTAAATTTCTAGCATTAGCTGCTGAAGATACATTCACTTGTGATTCTGTTTTCTTTAAAGCCATATTAATCGTACCTCCATCCTGAGTCACTACTATCTGAATTAGATCCTGTAATTGATTTCTTTTTTGGTTTTTCTTTGTAATGTTTGTACTTACCATAGCCACCAGAAAGATCGGCAGCAATAGATAAGTAACCACCAAAGACTGCATTGTCTGTTTTAAGTTTGTCAACATATCTTTTATTTTTAAGTATTCCCACAGCATATGTAGTATTCAAACTCACAAGTTTTTTATCTTGACCTGTAATTCTATCTTGATCATCTTGTACTGCTAAGAAATGTCTAGATGTATCTAGATAACCTTGTGCTACCGCATAAGCTAAATTATTAGCTTTTTGTTTTTGACCAGATTCTTCAATTTGATTTTTTTCAATCATTCCATCTAGTTCTGTTTTTTCCATATCTAGATGTAATTGATATTTATATGCATCGTGTTCAGCTTTAGCATATTGTATATCTGTATATGTTTTAGCTGCTGAAAATACAGAAGATGCTAACATCATTGTACCAGCATCAGCTTTTGCTATTGGCCCATTATATTCAAATGATTCTTCTTCTATAATATTATCATTAATATCATAAACTATCTTAGTATAAATCTTCATACAAATACCACCTCTACTGACATCCCTAATAATCTTAATGGTAATGGATCATTTTGAGAAATTGTTACTGTTGGGTTTTTACTATATCCTAAAAAATAAAATTCTTTTTTAGAAGTTACAGGTTCTAAATCTGAACCTGCTGTAAAACCTAATTGATGTACTACTAATTCTTTTGCTGTTTTATCTGCTGCTTTAATTGTCATATCTAAAGTACTATTGATATCTACTATAGCTCTAGATATTCTTTTAGGCAATCCTGTTAATGGCCCTTCAGGTAACTCTTTGTCAACAGGCATAGTTTCAATAATTGGAATATAATTAAATCCTACTTTAACACCTGTAGCTTGAGCTCCTGCTGATGCAGTTAATGTTATAGTGTTAGATCCTGATACTGTGTATTCTCCTAATGATGAATTACCCACTACAGCATTTACTTTTTCTGCTTGATAAATGGAAGGAACAGTATGAAAAAAACCTTTTGTAAAAGTTATTACTGCATTATTTCCTGGAGTTGCTGCTAAAGTTTTATTTAAAGTTACGCTGTATTCTCCTGAACCATTATCAGTTACTCCTTGTATTGTATATTCAGTTGCATTTCCTGCAATTGTAAAAGTTTCATTAGTAACAGGAGCTGATGTTAATCCATCTATAACTAATGTAGTTCCAGATTGAGATCCTCCATCTACAAGAGGAGTTCCTCTTTGAGATAATGTTGTTGTTCCTTGACAATCTAAAGTAACTGAATCATCATCAGAAAATTTTTCTAATGTATATACAGTTGAGCTATTAAGTTGTCTTTTAACAGCTACAATTAAATTATCATTTAAAGCTACAATAGATTGATATAAATCATTTGTTCTTGTAGTCCACATACTCCATCCTGCAATTTTTTCATCTCTTATAGAATGAAATACAGAAAGTTTTCCTGCTTGTGTTGTTCCATTATTTAAAAAGAAAGCATATTGCTCAGGTCTAACAGTATTACCTTTCATAATAGCTATTTGTTTTGGACTATCTATTAAGTGTTGTGCTAATACAGATACTGAGGCAGATTTATATCCATCTTCAATATCTGAATAAATAAACTCTCTAATTGTTTTACCATTCTTTTGAACATAACCTGCTGCTTGATCAAACATCTGAGGAGCTGTTCTAGATATTCCATAAGGTGTTTGTTTTTCAATTGATATATTACCTGGAGTAATAGTATTATCAGAAGAAGGTGGTACATAATATTCTCCACCATCTGTAAAGATTAATAATTCTTTTCCAGATATCATATGTCTAACTTCGTTAACTTGATCACCTGCAATATCTAAATCAATTGCGTCATTAGATTCTCCATCATCTACATCAAAATTAGTATATTCAGAAATCTTAGATGCTACTATTCCTGCAGGTCTAGAAAATAATCCACCAAACCATAATCTACTATTATGGAAAGTAACTGCTTGAGGATATCCTCTTAATGAAGATATAGTTTGTTCATCCCAATCTGCTGTTGCAGTTGTGTTATCTAATGTTTCATTAACTGTAGCTGTAACTTGTGTTGCACTTGAATAACCAGTTATTGTCATTGTCTTTTTATTTTTTCGAATATTTATTCCTACCCAAGAGTTAGTAAAAGTATTAGCACTTGCAGTAACTGTTACTGAGCCACTTGTTCCACTTGTAGATATTGTTGTCGCTGAGTCTGCATATTTGTAATATGGTTGGTATATTGGATATCCAGAAGAATGAGTATCAAAAGCAAATGTAGTAACTGTAAATGAACTTGCTGATGCTCTAAATATTTTTCGAATTGCATTATTTCTATGAGTTACATAAATAGTATCTCCAAATTGAGCAAAATTTAATTCAAATAATTGAGCTGTAGTCCAGTTACAATTAGTTGTGTAATTAGATGTAATAGCTGTACCACTAACATTATATACATCCATTCTTTGATTAGATAATGCTATAATAGCTACTTCATCATCAGAAAATATAAATGGAATTAATCTACATTCAGCAGGTAATGAAGCAAGGTAAGTTGTACCTGGTCTTCTCATTACTCCACCTTCTGAAAGTAATGCAAAATTTCTACATTGTTTTGCACCTTGAAAATAAGATGCTACATCTGTTCTAGTTGCTAATAAAGGATTTAATTCCCCTGATGAAAAATTGGTTAATACGCTTCGTAATACTCTTGGCATTATGCATCTGTTCTCGTTGATCTTCTAGCGTTTATAAATCTATTAGTATCTAAAACTTTAGAAGTAGTTTCAGTAGAATCAATATTTCTAGCAATAAGAAATTGTCTTTCTGATAAAGTTTTAAATTGTTCTATTAAACCATTATCTCTTGCAACTGAACCTGCAAATAAAGCTGCTAGTTCATATTCTAAAGCTAGTCTAAAATGAGGTGGAAAATATTGTTCATCTACTTTGTAAATATAATCCATAATAACTTCGTTGTTTGCTCCATAGCCATTTAAATAAATATAGTTTTGATATCTTGAATAAGGAATTACATAATCATTAACTGTTAATGTAATTATTTGTAATACCGCAGGTGAAGTAGGTACTTGATATGCATAATCATATCTACCTGTTGGAGCACTTGTTAATAATGAAAGCTGTTGTTGTGTTGTTGCAAATCTCCATCTATGTCTTGTCAAAGATGCTTCTACAACATCATCATAAATATTAGATGCAACTAATGCTTCTGTGCTACCATCTGAAAATGAAGATATAGGTTGAGCACCTATCATTATCAAAGCTCTTGCACAGATATCTATTTTTGTTGTTGCCATAATTTTTATTTTTATCAGTAACTCAGGGGGATTTCTCCCCCTAAGTTTTTAAAGTATTATGATAATAATACTGTATCTAGGTTAGAACCACTATCATTTACAGATACCATTAAAATATCTACTGCAGCGTTTCCTCCACTATTTACAAATATAATATCACCAACTTTTAACTCCGCGTGTGATGATAAAAAGTAGTTATCATCATCTATTGTGCCAATTGCATCTCCGTCAGTGTAATACCAAAGAGAATTACTAGCACCCATCTGTGAAATTTTTTTCACAGGATTGTCTGTTGAGTAAGCCATTTTATATTCCTCCTATTTATTACTCGTCACAAAGCTGAACTCTAGCTGCATCGCCATCAATTTCTACTGCACCTAATGAAATCATAGAAGTGATTAAGTGAGATACTTTTTCAGGGATGTAGTTAACTTCAGTTCGTACATCTGAACCGATACCGCAGCCAATAGCTGATTTGTGGAACGCCAATGTTTTTCTGTCGTCACCAGATAAAGATAATCCAGAGTGTACGAAGAACAAGAATCCCATCCATCTCTTAGCAGTTATACCGCCAGGGAATGGTAGTTCATTCGGCCCTACATATTCTACTCTAGAAAACTGATCTATTGATAATAGGTCAGACCATTGTCTTGGCCCTACAACCCAGTATCTTTGACCATCATCTGGTACATCATTACCATTGAACACTTCCATCATATTCTTAGCTTTGACTAAAGTCATAGCTTCAGAAGAATCAGAATTGACATTAACAGCAATAGAAGTTGAAGCATCAAGAACATCGATAAGCACTTGGTCAGTTTTTCTACCTAATGCATACGCTGCTGATTGAGCCACAACTTGTCTTTCGTCAATGTTAACCTTTAGTTCGTCTAATTTGTCAACATAATCTGCTGCATAGTAATCCGTTAAAGTTGCACTTACATTGCTGTGAGCTAGATCCATTGCAACCAACTCAGCATGTCTTGCTTTCGTGTTTGCAGAACCTTTTGCAACTTTCTGGAACTTAACAGTCGATCCGTTAACACCGTTGACAGTTCTTACTAAGTTTTTTAGCTTTGAACCCATACGCTGATAAGCCATATGGACTTCAGCTTCAAACTGAGTAATAAAGGCATTATTTATTGAACTTGCCATAGTATTGTGTCCTTTTTGTTATAGTTAATGTTAAACAATCGATTGTCTGTAAAGATTATATTAGTTATCCAAAAAGGGCTAACATTGAAACTTTTCAGGTCTAAGTGATAATTAAATTTACTAGATGTTGTAGGCAACGCACATTATACCCACTTTTTAGGTATAGTAATAACTTCTCCAAATTCTATCTCTCCTTTTTCATCGCAGGAGTATGTACCAAATAATGTTATGTATTCAGGTGTATCTTTATAAACCCAAAAGTCGCCTGTTATGCAAGTAGAAGGTCTGGCAGCTTCAATATCTTTTTCACTGATCCAACCTGTTTGACTTACACAATCAAGCCACTTTATAGGTTTTTTAAGTTTCTTAAAGTTAAACTTAACTTTACTTTTGTGTGTTTTTGTAAGCCTTCTCATACAACTCTGTTACTCTTTTTACATATGCTGGATCTCGTCTTGCACTATCATAGTAACGAGGATCATTAAGCATTGATTTTAAGTCGTCAGCAGAAGCTGAAACATCTACTTGTGTAGGTGTAGTTGGCATACTAGAGTCTTTATTAAGATTCATTAATTCTTCAATAACCTTAACGCCTTCAGCAGTAGAAGCTAGTCTAGCAAAATTATTATAACCTTCTGGTGATAAATGTTTTTTACTCCACAATTCTGCTGCTTGTACTCTATCTTTACCTTTGTCACCAAGTTTTTGTATTTCTAAATCTTGATTAGGTAATTGACTCATAGCATTATTAACAAAGGCTTTAACACCTTCATCATATTGCTCTTGGGTAAGTCCTGCTTTCTTAGCAGTATTATCCCACCATTGAACTAATTCCATTTCCTTATCAACTTTTAAATTTACATTCTCTGGAATTTCAGGAACATTTAATTTGTAGGACTCTGGAACATTATTTAATCTTTCTTTTTCAATATCTTCTCTGATTTGTTTAGAAAGATCTTCTGTACGAGAACCTAATTTTTGTTCAAGTGTATTATAACTTGAAGCTAGGTTTTCTACATTGACTTGTTTTGTGTCAGCGTTCCAAAACTTTTCCTGAACATATTCAGGTCTAGTTGCCTCAGAAGGTTGTTCTGTGGCGATTGGTGCTGTTGTTTCATTAGCATTATCATCTGCCATCTTTTTCTCCTTTTTTTATTCGTGTTGTTATTACACCCATTAAAAATCTCATTCCTTCAATATGGAATAAGCCGTTACTGGTGATGTTTGGCCCAGCAACAGTTTCAGTAGTAATAGATTTTAAATAGTCTATTACTGCTTTTCCTTCTTCACCCTTAAAGACATTAGCAAAATGTTTATTTAATTTTGTTTCATCTTCAGGGTTTCGAATGAAACCGTCTATACTTTTAGTTGGTATTGATTTTTCTTTTTGTGTTTTTAAAGCATCCCAAGACATTACATTCCTTGTTGTTGATTTGGAGGAGCTCCAGCAGGATCTTGTGGAGCTTCAGCTGACTGCTGTAGCTGTGAAATCTGTTCAACAATTCTTCGTTGTTCAGATTCATCTCTTATCAACTTCTCAGGAAGATTCATTTTCTCGGCTATGTATTTTGCTGTTTCACTTTGGTTCACAATTACATTTATCATTTGTGGCCCAAATGTACCAGCAATAATTTCATTAAATCTAGTTACATCAGCAACATCTTGTAAATGTTGAGCTTGTGCTAATGGAGATCGTGGAGATACCTGTACTTCTCTACCATCTATAGAAGGAATAGTTATTCTACCTTGTTTAGCTAATATTCTAATTATTCTTTTTAATAATGGATTAATAAATTCTGATTGAAGTCTTCCAAATGAAGATCCTATTTGTTTTGAAAGATCTGCCATTCTTTCTGAAACTTCTGTAGCTGTCATTGGAGTTCCTTCAGGTCTTCCAAGAGTTTCCATATATAATGCTTTTTTAATATTGTTTCTCATATCTTGTAAAACCAATTGAGCAACATCAAAGTTTGATGCTGCACTAATTGGTACTAACCCTTTACTACCAGGAGCTACTGGTATTAAAGATCCAGGTACAAGAGAGATATTGTCTGGATTAATTACGCCATCGTCTTCATAAGTATAAACTCCACTTACTGACATTTGAGCATTTTGTAATATTAATTCTACAGTTAAGTTACAAGTTTTAATAGCACCCATTGCATTAAATACTGGGCCTCTACCATAAACTTCACCAGATGCTTTGTTCCATCTAAATACTAAATAAGGATTTGAACCTTCTCCTTTATATTCTTCTTCAAAGATAACTGCTTTAGGATTTTCCATTACAACACATAGCTTATGCTTTTCTACATTGTGTTCATAAATTTTATAAACAGCTTCTATTAATTTAACTTGTTTCTTTTGTTTTAATGGATCAAAATTTTCAGGTAAAACTGCTTTAGGATATAAGATATTTATTTCTTCAGGTTTGCAATATCTAACTCTATAAACTGAATCTATTTTATTATCAGGCCCATTACTTAAACATACTCTAGGTAAAGGAACTGCTGTAAATTTTAATGGGTTTATTGCATCACCTTCTTCAACCAACATAACTCCAGTACCAATAGCAAGATCCATAAATGATTCATGTACTTCTTGATTAAAGTTTGAAGTTTGTAAAACTTGAAAAACATAATTAGTAATTTTATCTAATTCTAAATTTATTGAGTTTCGTTGTTCTGGTGGAATTTCAGATCCAGCTTGAAAGTCTGCCCATCTTGCAAATGTGGGTGTGATTCCTGCTTGGAGTCTTGATGCGAACTCTTGTACTCCAACAACAGCGGTTTCATCAAATATTTTATCGGTTCTTCTTTGACCTGGAGATTCATCATAAAAAGACTCGCGATTAGGGAGACAATACTCATATGCTTCTTCGAATTTATCCTTCCAATGATCCTTTACATTCTGAGCTTCTTTATACTTTTTAAGTATAGAAGTTGCTTTATCTGTTCCACCAACTGATGGAGTATCTGATATATCGACATATGCCATAGTTTTTTAAACCGTATCAAAGTAACCTCGACCACCTGCTTTACCAAATAATGATCTAGATCCGTATAAACCTTTAGCTACCTTGTATTCTTGTTCTGCTGTTTTAGCAGCTAACTCATCTGCCCGTCTTTGTTCGGCAGCTTTTGCGTCAGCTAATTGTTTTTCAAGAGCTAGATTTCTTGGTGGTGGTTTTGGTTTTGAAAATATTCCGCCCATAATTTTAATATTTTTTTATCTTAATTGAATGTTTAATTTTTTCTTTGATAGATTTATCTTTAATAAATTTTTCATAGTAATCTTGTGCTGCATCTTTATTTTCTTTTTGAGTATTTTTATACTCTGTCCAAATATTTTTTAATTTATCTTTAACTCCAGTTCCCATTATCTGTCCTCCTCAAAGTCAGCATCTAAATCGTCATCCATATCTTCAAGATCACAACAATTATCTTTTAGTTGTTGTAATAAATCATCTTCTTGAGTATGAAGATCTTCTATTGCTTCAATTATTTCTTGTATCGATTTGTTCTTCTTTGACATTATTTCTCCTGATATTTTGGTAAAATGACTGATATCCATCTTTTTTCAACGCACAATATAATTGGTATGGAGTAAAGATCCACCACTTGTAATAGCCTATTAATCTCATTACAAATGAAACACAGGTGTAATCTTTGATTCTTAATAGCTGATACAGATCTTTAACAGGGCATTTAAGCATTTTAAAATCATACATATAGCTTATTATTTGATTCATTTCATCATCATCTAATAAGATATGTCGTACTCCCATATGAGTCCATTCTAAATGAACCCACCTTTTAATAGGTTGTACATAACCTAATGCACCACAATGCCTAAATCCTTTTTTAACAAAATGTAACCAAGGACTTCTTTCTTCCTTAGGATTTTCGTAAAAATATATTAACCATTCCTTCTGAACAAATCCCATACTTTTTTAACCTTTCTTTTTTTAGTTTGTTTAGCAAAGACATCCCAATCCTTTTTAACTATAGTAGGTTGACTTCTATTAGTTCCTGATAAAATAGTTCTACCTTCACCAGCTCCCATCATTAAATATTGTAATGCATCGTGGCAGTGAGAGTATCTATTTTTCATAGGCTTCTCATCATATCTATTACCAGATGTTTGTAATCTTCTATAATGATATCCTCCATTAAATCCTTTTTTTAAATTAATACATTGAGGATCTAATTGAAATCCAGGCTTACCATCTAATAGTCTGCAAAGAGCTGCATCAACAGCTTCTATTCTTAATGCAGGATCATTTGATGGAGCAGGTATTGCTTTTAATCCATAGGTTCTCATAATTTGAAATGGAGTCCTTTCATCTGTTTGAGATCTAAAATCTCCAGCAGGATCTCCGTAAATCATAACTTCATAATTTCTATATAGCTTTCTTATTTCACCTCTAAGTAATTCAGAGAATCTCATTACACCCATATCAAAACATACAAGCTCATTTAATATATTCCATCTACCTGTAACTAATCTTTGAGCAAAGACAGCTGCAGGAGTTAATCCAAAGTCAATACCAATATATAAGGGTTGAAGTGGATTAGGTTCAATAGTTTCTTTTGTTAAATGTAATTCTTGTTTGTAATTAGGATAAACAGGTTTGCCTTCTTCTATAGATCCAAGTTTATTTAAAACATAAACATCTATCCATCCTTTTGTTTTACCTCTAATAATATTCTCATAATATTTAGGAGTTAAATTTTTTTGATTT